AACGTACCTACCGCGTTCTATAACTCTGCGGTGGATAGCCTTGACGGAGCGATGGTGTACATCCTAGATAACAAAGATGCATCAAAAGTCGGTAACGCTACGCAAAAAGTAGCGAAGTCTAGTACTGCAACTAAGACAGAATTAACCAAAACAACGCCTACTAAACAAGGTAAATTCGGTGTATCTAAAGTTAAGTTTAGTACTGCAGATCTGAAAGCACTTGATACCAGCTTGACCAAAGAGAAAGTGCAGTCAACCTTGAAACGTGTACTTGGCGACCATGCGAAAAATGTAACAGTTATCTCACGTGCTGACTTTAACTCAACTCAAGCTTCGCATTATATCAATAAGAACGGAATAGAAGGTTTCTACGACGATTCTACAGGTCACGTGTATATCGTAGCTGACGGAATTCACGCACAGAACGGACTAAGCGCGGAAGATCGTGTAGGTTTTGTTGCGTGGCATGAAATGACACACTTAGGGTTAGATACCAAATACGGTAACGACCTACGTGCTATCCTACAGTCCGCGGCATCGAACGAGACCATCGCAAAACTCGCAGATAAAATCCAACAGGAACGTATTAACCGTGGCGAAGCTGTGGCAGTCAACGACGACATGGCTGTGGAAGAAGCGTTAGCTGAACTTAATGCAGCGTTAAAAACTGACAACGTGGAGGCGTTGGAAGACCGTTACGGTGTCGCTATCCCAGAAGGCCTACGTAGTCAAACCGAGAAAGCCACAGATAACTTGTTCACTCGTATTCGCAACGTGGTACGCAAGTTACTCGGTAAACCTGTGATGACTAACCAGCAAGTGAAAGACTTGTTCGCAGGACTAGATGAATCTATCGCTAAACACGCTGCACCAGAAGCTGCGGCAATCACTGCGAGATTAAATGAAATCGCACACGACGTAGAACAAGGTGTAAACTTAGACGTTGACTACTCTGTCAAATCAGCAGTCCAAGCCGTACAAGACTTTATGTCTAACTTCGCAGAAAGCGTAACGGACAAATTAACTGGTGAGAAACATTCAAGTTCGATTGCAGATCCAGCAGGTTTCAACCCTAACTCGATTGATACTACACGTGTACAAAAACAACGTATCAAAGGTGGCTTGACTACTCGTGAGCGTTTATTTGAAGCATTCGCAGATTCGCAATTCTCTGCGATTAAATATATCGGTGGCTACAGCACTGCACTTGCGCATAAAATCAAAACCACCGTGAACGCTGTAGCACACAAACAAAAGCAATTCCAGAAGAAAGTATTTGCGTTTAGTGACATGATGCGTGAAGCAGCGAAAAGTCGTCCAGACTTATATACTCGCAAGAACCGTCAAGCGATTGATACAGATGTAATGGTAGTAACTACCGCACTTTCTGCAGTGACTAAGTCAACTAGCGCACTATCTTCAAATGAAGCGATCCGTGAGAAGTACACTCGTCTATTAGACGGCTTTGACTACACCGATGCGAAAGGTAATGTTCAACACAAGAACGGGCTTCGTGAAGAATTAGCTGCGTATGGTTACGATCCTGCTAACCAGTCAGCGATTGTGTACACACCATATCAGCTTAAAAAGCTCAACCAAATGTACGCTAAAGTTAAAGAGTATGAAGAAATCTTAGCGACTTTTGATAAGAACAAGAACGTTCTATTAAATGAAGCAGGCTTAACTCGCGAAGAAGCGTTAAAACAACGTAAAAACTGGCGTGGCCACAACGGTATGACTAACGCTGATGCGTACAACGCAATCACAAAAGCAGTTGAGCAAGGTAAGATCGACGTAACTTACGATGGTAAACCTTGGTTAGATTACATTAAGGACGTTGGCTTTACTAAAGATAAAGGCTTCGCAGATACTAGCAAGAATTATGAACTCAGCTATGACAAACTAAAAGTAGACGGGTTCTTATCTCCGTTAGTAGACACTTACGTAAAAACTGCGAAAGAGTTTTATCAGTATCAACATGACAACTTAGGTTCTGATTTAACTGGCCAGGTTAATGAAAACCCATTCTTTACTCCTACTATGGGTAAAGCATCGGAGATTAAAACTAAGTCTAACATGGTAGGCGACACTTTCTATATTGATGAAAATCGCCAGATTGAAGACCGTATCAACGATGCAATGGCTGCGGAATGGCAAGGCCAACACATGGGTCGTGCTTGGACTGGGTCGGGTACACTAAATAACCTTAATACTTTAGCCGCACTTTCTGCGAAACGTGTGGGACAAACTGAAGTGGGTAAAGAGATCTACAAACTCGGCATGAAAGGCGATTTCAAAATTCGCGTGGTAACCACTACTGACCCTAACTTCGGTGAAGCCAAAGGTTACTTAATCACTACTCCAACTAAGGGCGGCAACAAGCAGTATCTAAAAGTGTCGCTAGATAATGACCGTGCGAACAACGCCTTGTTTATGGATAACGTCATCACCCCTAATAATGCCTTACTTGATGCAGCACGTACAGTACGTAGTGTATTCTCTGTTATGATCACGATGATGCCTGCGTTCTCTGTGTATAATGCATGGAAAGGGTTTGGTGAAAAACGCTCACAAATCAAAGCGTTCGCCATGAACAAAAAAGTGGGTTATTTCTTCGAAGACTTAAAAGACCAAAGCGAAGGTTATCGAGCTAAGTTTGCTGCAGAGCTATTTAAACGTAGTTATGCGAATGCGATTGGTGGTATGTTTAACCGTGGATACTTACGTGCAGCACTCGCAATGGCTTTAGCAGAAGGTGATAAAGCACCTAAAGATTCTAAGTTCCGTGAGTTTTTACTTAAGTCCACAGAAGCTAAAACAGCGTATGCTCGCTTACAAAGTATTGCAAATAGCGGTGGTATCTCTACACGTGCAGACGCGTTCAAGTTTAGCCAAGAAGAACTACAACGAGCCTATGAGAAAGACGGTATTTTAGGTGCTGTATCTCGCAATATTGCACAAGCACAAACCAGAGCGTTGACCTTCACGACTGCGATGGAAATGGTGTCAACGCTTGCGACGGTAGATACTCTACAAGAAATGGGGTTAAGTGAGAAGAAAGCAATCGAAGCTAACTTGTGGTTTATGAACTTCAACGACAAAGGTGCTTCTGCTATATCCGGTATAATGCGTAGCGTAGTGCCATTCGCCAACGCAACAGCACAAGGTGCTCGATCTACTACACGTAGCTTAGAGACTAAAAACGGTTGGGTGAACTTTGCTCACCAAGCAATCTTCCGCGCTGCGTGGTTAGGCGTAGCTGCGGTGGCAATGGGGATGTTCCCATGCGAAGACGGTGGAGATAAAGAAACACTACGTGACTATAACTCCGGTGAGTTGATGCGTTCTACTCCGTTCAAAATCGGTTGTCTAGGTACGCTACGTTTACCAATCGCCTATGGTGCGGACATGATTTCTGCCGCAGTAGGTACGGCTGTATATCAAACAGTCGCAGGAAACTGGGACTTACCAACTGCAGTTAAGCACGTATGGCACGCCACAGCGGAGAACATGAACGTAGCACCAACGCCACCAGGTGATTCTAATATCTTTGAAACTGCGGCAGCACCTATCACACCTCGCATGGTACAGGTTATGTACAACGTGCTACGCGATAAAGACGACTTTGGTAATAAAATCTCTCGTCAAGGGTCTGACAACCTTAAAGAGAAATGGGCTGCAGGTAAGAATACTACCGCTGATGCTTGGACGCTACTTGCGAAAAGCTTTGATATGGCTGGTGTTAATATGACCCCAGAGCAAGCGAGATACGTGGTGTCAAGCTTCGCTCCACCTTTAGCAGGACTTGTTGATGCGCTAGATAAGCCATTGCAAACCAAAGCAGAGCGTGAGAGCCCAGCCGTAACGCGTATGTTAAAAACTGTAGGTGTGGTTACCGGTAGCAAGTCTATTATTAAAGCACAGCAATCGCCTAGCCAACGTACATTCGCTCAAGTGAACAATAACTTGTCGCAATACAAAGATATTGTAGATGAAATCAACGTAGCTTCAGAGCAAAAAGAACTTAAGTTTGGTAGTGTGAGTGCGAACACCCAGTCTTGGCTAAAACGCAAAATCGCAGACGGTACGTTCAAGAAAGAAGACGAAGCGAAAGTGAGAGTAATCCTTGACTACCAAAAACGTCAGAAACAAATTTCAAGTTCCAAACTATCTGCGGATAAAAAGAACGAGAAATACTACCAAAGTAACCGACGCTATCTCGAAGAGATGCACGCACTAGAGGATAAATAATGATTCTAAAAGCGAATAATTTTACTAAGCAAATTTGTCTGCGAATTAGACGAAATGAGTTCGCAGATTGCTGCAAAGAAGTGGAGTTGCATATCTTGCCACTCCTCTGTGAAGATCCACCTAAACGGGTGTATTGTTACACCCCTTGCGGTGGACTAGAAACTATTGAAATAAAACGTGAACAACCACTAACTTTAGTGTATGATATGTTCAACTACGATGACGAGGGTAAACTCTGCTTCTTACTCGACGGAGAGTTCGCTAAATTAGACTGCGGTCGTTACGTCGCGAAAGTTATCGCCTGTGGCTGTGAAATCTATGAGTTCCAGATCGATAAACGCGAAAGTATCAAAGTCTCCGGCATTGTAGCGGACAATCGAAACAGTTGCTGTGAGGGTAAATATGGCTGCTAAGTTGCTACCAGGTTATTTTTCAAGCCTAACGGCTGTGTGGGAATCAGACGATACGTCTATCCCACTTAAAGAAATTCATGTGCTACTCTCTCGCCTAAACGTTGGCGAATGGACTACGGTGTTGGTACAAGACACCGTAGGTTTCGAGGTAGTAAAAGTAATTAACCACCAAGGTACTATCGCGGTGGAGCGTGGTCTAAGTGGTACTCCTGCTAGACGCTTCCCTGTAGGTGCGTGTGTATCTTTCGTCCCTAGTGACGAGCTAATTAAAGCGATGATCTGCGAAACAGATTGTTGTGAGACTGGGGTGGATAAAACGTACGGTGCTGTCGCTGATGCTCCTAGTAACTTCGAGCTAGAGACGCTACCTACGCACGTGGTCGGTGGGCTTAACGCCTTGTTAGGTGAACCTGCTGGCTTTATGAAAGTGAACGGCAAGAAAGTGCCGTACTATGAATAGGAGTTGTGTATGCAATTTTTCAATTTCAAAGATTATGCGAAGTCTTGGTCTACTTGGGTGTTAGCCGGTGTAACTGTAACCCCAATCCTAGATGCTAACGTACAAGCAATCGCAGACTTCTTACCTGCTAGCTGGAAACCTTACTTCGTTACAGCGTTAGGCGTGGTGGGTTTAATCGTTCGTGCAATCAAACAAAAGGGGTAATCTATGGCGTGTGGCGGTTGCGGTAGCGTTCGCGGTATGACTAAACCCGAAGTTGCCAATTATATCCAAGAACTGATCGACAAGCATAAATTGCAAGGCGGTCTTAATGACTGCGAAGGTAGCTTCCTTCCGCAAGGTGCGAAAGTTGTATTATGCGACAAGTTAGCAGACTTAATCTGTGACTTAATCAAAACCGAGAAAGTTTGTTTCCCTACGGTTGAAAGTCTCGCATACGACGCGGACACTGAAACATTAACACTTACCTTCGGTGGTAAAGACTACACTACACACATTCGCGTGCAAGGCTCAACAATTACTGGGTCTGGTAGCCAAGGTGTGTATACTATTTCTCAAGATGGGAAAGAAGTCGTTACTATCGACACCGGTGTTCAAGACGTTAAAATCGAAGACGGTAAATTAAAAGTCGCTAAGTCTGGTGGTAAATCAGCAGAGTTTGACTTACCTAAACCAGTTGCTACGACAATTACCAACAACAATAACGGTACAGGCTCTATCGCCTATGGCGACACTACAATCAATGTAGTAACCAAACCAACAGTCGCTAAAGACAACAACGACGGTACTATCACTGTAACTAACAGCGATAACTCAACCGTAACTTTCAAGAAAGGTGAATGCGCAGACATTCGCGTTGTTAATGCCTTTGGCGATATAGAATTAGGCTTTATCCACTCACAAGGTTGTGAAAATGCAAGTGGTGCGTATGAAGACGTAGCTGATTTAGTTCCTGCTGTCGCTGAAGCACCTGTTGCTACTCCAACTCCTGTGCGTGATGCTCCACTATAATAGAGGTAACGAATGAAACAAATCCGTGTAGTTACACCTAAAGATCTTGGTCGTGGTATCAAGGCGAATGGTGCTAAGAAAAAATATGAAGTTGACCTTACCCAGATGGTCGACAACAAAACTGTTCGCGTGAACGAACAGGGTAATCTTGAAGTTATCAAAGAGAAGTGCGTACAAGCGTTAGACTTAAATAACCTTGTAGATGCAGAAAACACAGGCGCGCTTAAACGCTTAGGTAGTACTTGTTTCTATGGTGACTTCAACGCTGCTGATGCACGCACTGCGATTGGCGCACCGGTTGATTTTGGTAAATTTGATGTGGAGAAATCGCGTGCAATCACTGCGAAAGAAGACATTACTTCCGGCCAACAACTAGACTTTAACGGTTGGCAAGTCGCAACAGATCGCGAAGTTCACCAATACATCTACTCCAGCGCTGGCGCAGAAGTTAAACAATCTGGTTGGGTACGTTCAAATGATTCAGGTATGAACGCTGACGGTTCATTGCGTAACCCAGCAGACTGGAGTGATTGGGTCTTCGAACTTAACCTTCCTGCTCAACCAGCGCAAAAAGCCGGCTTAGATTGCGAAGCGATTGCTCAACTTCCACAAGAACAGTGGGAGAAAGGTACATCTATTCTCGCAAGCAAAAACGGTAAGTGCGTTCGCTTAGTTCCTAGCGAAAACTTCTTCCAAGAAATTGGTGTAGGCATCGCAGCTAACAAAGTATCTGCGTACACCAACGAAGAGTTCGAAGTTGTAGTAACTGTGTCTAACACAGGTGTAGGTAAAAACACATTAACTGACTGGGTAATTACTAAACCAGTAGCTGGTGTGTATGACGTTAAAGATGTTAGCGTAACATCAAATGGTGTAGATCGTGTAGAGACTGTATCCGAGTTTAACTATAAACTCCACGGCCTATCTAGCGGTGGTACTGCGATTGCTCGCTTTAAAGTTGTTCCTAAGTCAATTGGTACATTCCAGTTTAGCTCAACTGTTACACCTAACAGCGCATTAGACCAAGATGTTAAGAACAACACCGCGTCACTCACATTGTCTGCAACTACCAAGGCTAACCCTAACTATGTACCGAGCGTAGACTGTCCGTTGATTATCGCGACAGAGTTGGATAGTAATACACAGTTGGTTCAGTTGCGTACGGAGAATGTAGGTAACAACTCTCTCGCCCGTACTGGTCTCGATAACTACGGTAACTTATTCGCGAATCGCGAGACACTAAAAGGACTAAAAATCAGACTACAAAACGCTTCTACGGTAGTAGGGTACAGTCGTGATTACCGTTCGTACAATAGCTTTATCATAAGTAATGGTCGCGTAACATCGGGTAGTTCATTAACCGGTGATGATGGTTTATCCTACGGCAACTATTTAAACTCGAGTGCAGACGGAATAAAATCTGGTACAGGCGGTTTTACCTTCGAAAACGGAGTGGTTACGATTACTGCAGATGTAGAGGTTTTCGCGATTAGTTGTCGCCCGCAGGGTAGCAACTGTAAATGGCAACATTATATGTTATCAACTGCGACAAACCCAATTTCAAAAGTGATCTCAACTTCCAATGTTACTGGCGGGAGTGTATCCACAGTAGATACCTACGTAGATGAGAAGGTTACTTCAGATGGCGAAACGTCGAGTATAAACGTTATACCAAGTAGTGTCACCGTGGTTAAAAACAAAAAAATAAATTCCTCAGTATCTAGAAGTGAGCGCGCTACACGTGTACAAAAACTTGTGTTCCGTGTACGTGCAGGTGCAGCAGCATCGCTAACCTACACCAGTACGAACAACTATGCAGTAACACATTCTGCTGGTAAAACAACAATCACTGAAAACAAAATCACAGTCGCAGCAGATGCTAAATCGACTGATTCAGTGAACACTAAATACATTCAAGTAATCGTGGAGTAATCTATGCAGTTTCAATTAGTATTAAACGGTCACGTAGTTTACGCAGAGGTAGATGCAGTAGACCTCGCGAATGCAGTCGTGACATTATTAAATGGTGACGCGAGTAATCGCGCTTTCACTGAAGCGTTCGAAGCGGTAGATCAGAAAACTATCACTGATGGTACAGCGCCTTTTATGCCTCAAGTTCCAGTTGGGTATGAACGTTTCCAAGAACAAACCCCGTTCTTATTAAAAGGTACAAGTATTACCTTTAATGCCGTACGTCATGGCATTCGCCCAATGCAGGAGCTTGTTACTACACCGGAACATAACGGATTAGATGACACAGAGTATCATGGCGCACCTGGTACTAAGATCTATATCTATGCTACGGCGTGGAATCGCACTGACACAAACGAGTATGAATCTGACGGATTCACCCGCTTGGCGCAAAATGTCTATGGTAAGGTCGTTGACGAGGTTGAAATCCCAGAAAGTGGTGTTGTTAAAATTCCTGCTGCGAAATACGCTCAATACGACGACAGTAGCAAAAACAAATACGTTGGGTATGGTACTGCTTACTCTGCTGAACACAACGCGTACATCTCTGGGTACAGTGGCCCTAACGCACTGGGTAACCCACAAAGTAGTGGCGGTGTATAGCCCTAACTCAATAATAGGTACTTTATGAAGACGGTAAAACTAATTACCCCATCGGACTTAAGCGATGACTTCAAAGTAGCAGGTGGCAAAGTCCACCTGTCTACTGCGATTAAACAATATAAAGTTGATTTCGCTGTAGCTAAGACTATCGCAACGACTAATAACCCTGTTGACTACGAACGACAAGAACGTAGACAACTTACACTGCATAGCAGTGGTGTGGGTAAGATTCACCTAGACTTTAAAATGATAGTTGATTCTGGCCCTAGTCGTACGATATTTCAGTTACCTACAAATGTAACTACTCCGCTCGAGCTTATCGAGTTTGCCTTTGCTGACGGGGGAACTATCTGGATAGCTGCGAAGACTAGAAATATTGTAGCGAACGGACTTAAAGCAAACACGCGATATATTGTTGATCTCGTCGGGTTCTTTGGGTAATATCCAGTCGCCGAATTAGGCGAATAATCATGGCCTGCGAAAGTGGGCTGTTTCTAAACTTAGCTATATCTATAGGAGAAAAAACATGGCTAAAACAATTAAAGTTGTAACAGAAAATGACATTGGTAAAGGTCTGAAAGTTGAAGCAGGTAAATTACTTGTTGAGATCGACGAAGGTACTCTTGAGTTTAAGGGTAACCAACTTGCAGCTAAAATCCCTACAAACAACGTAGACTTACGTGTTACAGCAATCGCTGCTGACCAACAAACTGGTAAGTTAAAAATCACCGTAGCTGATGCGGAAGGTGGTAATGTTCAAACTGTGGAAACCACTTTAGCTGACTTAATTGCGTTATCAAAAAACTTAGATAACTTAGCGACTATCGATAACGGTGGTATCTATGTAGCACCTGCTAGCGTACAACAAGCAGCTAAAACCGCTGCTGACGTTACTTTCCAATCTTTAGGTGGCGACACTTTAGGGTATGCGTTTGAATCTAACGGACAACGTGCACTTTAATTAACTTATAGCGCCACTTAGGTGGCGCTTTTTGCAATGAGGAGCAGAAATGGCTAAAACAGTAAAACTGGTTACAAGCAATGACTTCTCGGAGTTGTTCACCTTGGAAAACAACGTCGTTGATGTTAAGCGAGATAAACTCTTGCAGATGGTCAAAGACGTTGCGAGTGAAGTTAAAGAGTACGAGCTTGAGGTTGTTTCGCCTGGCCAGGTACAAATCGTGCAAGACACCAAGACTAAATACCGTAAACTTGTCGCTATCAATGGTGCTGGTGCAGGTATGGTTGCATTAGACTTTATCTGTCGTTCTAACCGTGGCCGTGTTGTAGCATTTAGAATGCCGGAAGGTGCACCTTTACCTACACGTAGTATCACGACTAACGCAGGTAGTGGTATTCTCTGGTGGGACGCAGGTACTCGCGACATTATCTTCACTCAAATTGAAAACAACCAACGTATTGTATTGAACCTTTCTGGGTTCTTCGCATAGGGGGATAAATGGACGCTAAAGACGATCCGTATATTGGCTTTGACCCAATCACCAGCGGAGAAGAAACCTACTTCGATATTGAGACGTCTAGTTGGAAGAAGAAATGCTTTAGGTCTACCGGTAGCGTAAGTTCAGATTGTTCGGACGTTATCGCCAGACTTAACAGCGCATTGTCGCAAAACCAGCTACTCAATTCGACCTTGGAAGAAGAGCGTGCGAAGTTAAACCTACGAGATAAGGAAATAGAGAAGTTAAAGTCTGACTTGTCCGACCTTAACAAAGCGTTATTGAGTAACTCATCAGCCTGTGAGATACTCAAAGCAGCTCTAGAGCCTGTCGCGAGATTAAACAACGACGTGATCTATTACGCCATTCGTGAGGGCTTTAAGTGCGAAGGTCTGACACCTGTTGAGGTAGATGACCTAAGTGGTAGTCCGTCACATACCGCAGTGTTAGATGCAATCCGCAACGCACCGCGTATGTACAATACAGAGGAAGCGTAAGATGTTTTGCAGAATTTTATCCGTACTTTTCGGGCGTGACACTCGCCCAGCGCAAGTAATTAACTTAACGGTAGGTTTATTCTGGGTGTTTGCTTTGCAGTTGCAAAGTCATAACATCATGGCGATTGAATTACCTGCGCCTATTATTCTAAACAGTTTTGTGTTGTCTATTGGGTTAGGCATCGCTGCGTTGTTTAGTATACTAGGGTTAGTTACTACGGGTAGACCGCATCAAGTATTTAAGGCTTTTGGAATGGCGCTTGGTGCACTTACTCAAGCTATTTTGGCGAATGGTTACGTGACGGAGTTCCCCCCACTTGATATGCAGATCGTGGTCTGCACCGGACTAAGCGTGTGGTATTTGCTGGCCGTGTTCTATATATTTAAGTGTGAGGGGATAGATGAATGAAATTGCGCAACATCTAGATATTTTAGTCGTAGTTATTGGTGCAGCTCTAGGCTCTTTTAAGGCCAGTCAGGAGTTCGATAAGGACAAGCCCTTTTGTAATCGCAGTATTGACGTAGCAATCGGTATCTTTGTAGGGCTCTCTATGGCGTTCCATTTCGGTGCACAGTTTAGCCTTTGGTTAAGCGGTCTTCTCGCAGTAGTAGGCGGGGCGAGTGGAGCAATGGTGTTAGAAGTGTTAATGCAGATGTTACCAAGTATCACGCGAAAGATTGTAAAGGATTGGGTTTCTAAAAAACTCCAGTAAAACAAAAACCCCAAGGTTATACCCTGGGGTTTTCTTCTATTCAGTTGTCTGCTTGTTACGTTCAAACTCAATTAGCATCTCGATATAGTGCTTCGCTTTTTCTAAGTCAGTTAATCCGTTCTTGAATGGGTAACGTACAACATATTTGATGACGTTGCCTTGCATATAACTTAGGTTATTCGCATTGATAAACTCAATTGGTTGAATGGCAAACTGCTTGTAGTGGTTACCACCTACTCGTTTCTCTAACGCAGATGTTCCAACTGATCCAGATAATGGGTGAATATTACCTAGTCTTGCGTCGCTTTTAACATTTTCCATAGTTGTGTCCTTATAGTTTTGAGTAAAAGGTTGATAAATGTTCGTCGTTGATTGGACAGATATAGCTTTCACCGTTGAAAAGATACTTACATTTTGTGTAACTAACCTGTTCTTCGCATAGCGCCTTGTAATGGTTGTATGCGAACACAAAATCTACCGCACTTCTTGGGTCTTCCTTCGGTGACTCTACGCCTTCGATTGTATTTACATTCGCAAGTGCTGCTTCCCAAATACCTTGGCTGTCAGGCTTATAGGCACCAGCTTCTACCATTTGTTCATACTCTAGTTTTAGCGATACTAGGTCTACCAGTTTAACCAGTCCTTTCGCGCCGAGGTTGTTCTCATGGCAGATAAATAATTGCCACTGAATTGCACGTTGTAGTTTGTTCTCTAACTCGTCCCAGTCATTTCCTGCTACGTGTTTAACAGGTGTTGCGATGTCGCCAATATAACCTTCTTGTGCATCATGCAGTAAACCAAGTAGCGCGATGTGTGGGTTACCTGTTAAGTAATATAATGCGCCAGCTACCCAAATACTATGACTGGCTACGTCCATACCGTAACCATTAAAACGTCTAACGTGGCTTAGTAAATCTGCGATTTCTTCAACAGTAAACTTATAGTTACTAACATTGTTTAAGTCAATTACATTCCCTGTGGGTAATGCCTTAATACCATTCAGCTTCATCGTTAAGTACCTCAATGTTGATCTCAATTCCGTGTCTTTTACAGAATTCTTTTATTTTTGTAATGCGGTTGTTTAATTGAATAGGTAATTTGCGCTGATGATATACTTCGCGTTTATACGCTGCAGCACACGCTTTGCATCTGTACCCTACCTTACCCCCATGTTGCTTCTCAAACTCGCTGTATGGCTTCGTCTCTAAGCAAATAGGGCATCTTTTAGTTTGTTCTAAACACATAATAATTCTCCCGTCGCTAAATCATATACATCTAACTTTCTGTCCGTTTGGTCAAACTCTGTTCCTTTAGTTACAAAGCGAACAAAGTCCTTAAGGCTGTTTAAGCTTCCACTACTACCTGGTTCAAGGCTTTCGTCCATAAACTCCCACACTCGCCACGCTGCGGATAGTTCAGAGCTCATAGCACCAATCACGATAAACTGATCAGGATCAATCTCACATAAATCGCCTGCATAATTAACAAGACAAACGCGTTTACCAGTTGGTGTTATGTCGATAACGATCCCTAAGAATACACCCAATGCGTCTTCACCTAAAATCGACCGCACTTTATTAATCACTTCTGGGTCAAAGTTGGTTCTTATAACTTCTTCGCCTAGCGCACATTCTTTAAATGAACCACTAAATGCGAAGTATCTAGCAATGTCGCCTACTTGGACCTTGAAAACTTTTGGTGCTTCAATCGTTGTGTAGTACCCGTAGGTACAGCGACGGTCTGCGAGAAGGTAACGTCCGTTATAAACTATTTGTGTCATCTCTTACTCCTGTGAATAAATTACGGGTATTGCTACCCACTCTGTTTGTACAACCGCACCTTTCGCGGTTCTGTATTCATACAACTGCTCAATTACTTGTGAGTTACCACTCACAACGCAACGTAGACTCATTGTAGGAAAGGCAGAGGTTTCCTCTGCACTTTCTTCTTTCTTCTTAAATTTCGACCAATCTTTATTCATCGTTGTCCTCTACTATTTGATCTAGAGTGGACTTCACTAAGTCATCAGCCTTAATTGATAAGCAGTAAACTCTACCAGACGTTTGTGGTAAGCCTTGCGATATCACTCGTCTCGCACTCGCTTCAAGTAGTAACCCACGTTGCTGCAATGTATCTCTGATTGCGTTTACGCCAACACCGCGTTTGGCCAGGTATTCCTTCAAGGCTGTGGTACGTATGTAAACTATACCAGTGTCTTGTTCGTAGCGTACATTTAACGCGCCTTGTGGGAACAAACGAACCATTACTGCGCCTTCTGTCGTACCTTTGTCTGTTACTACGGTGTTACGTGTGTTCTCAGCTAAGAAGCTTGCAATCACATCGGTAGCACTGAACTCATAGGTGTCTTTGTTGTGACGGTTTAGTTTCACGATTTCGCAGAGCTTGTCAAAGACGGCCTGCATATCCCACTCTACTAACCCCATCTTATTCGCAAGCACACCTGCTACGTATATAACAGAGCAACCAGTGATCCAGAAACGCTCCTCTGAAGTGGCTTCGAGTGTAGTACTGAAAGTCTCGGTAGTACGATCAATCATTTCTTGTACTTGAGTTTGTGGGATACGTACTAAGTTACGCAACCACTCTGCGCCTGCGACACCGTAGTTTTCACGAATAGGTTTTTTAATTAAATGTTCGCCTTCATGAACTGACAATGTCGGTTTAGGTAATCTAAACTCTAGAGTACGAGAGATTTCCGCTGCAACGTCTTCTTTCGCAGTATTAATTCGGTCAATTAAGGAGAAGTTACCACTTGAGAGCACCATCAACTGCCAAGACAAATTATCCACACGCTCGCGCATATTTGAGTCCAAGCGACGTTTGGTACGACCTTGTGTTACACCGAGCAATAAGTCAGATGTCGCACGTGGGTCTAAGTTAGATAACTCGTCGATTGTTACAGCGATGTTAGTCCAGCGACCGAAACGTTCTTCAATCGCATTAACCGTATCTTTTGCGTTAAGCAATAAGTCGCTAGGGTTACCCCAGACACCATTCATCATTTCTTGGGTTGTGGTTTTACCGTAACCAGGCTTGGTCATTAAGTGTAACCAGATACCGTTATAGTTGGTAAACCGCATTAATGTAGAACCGAAACTACTCAATAAGCAGATCTGTTGTTCCACTGCGTTAATCGAACCTAGGCGACGCATGAGTTCTTTCCAACCTTCTAGTGTTCCTGCTTGGTCAAAGTAACCGCAGTAGTTTTTCACGTTCGCATGGGGTTGAACTGTTACCACACCGTCAGGACGATATAGCTTGCTACCTAACAAGAACTGTGGTTTATTGCCGTCCCAGCCGAAGTGTTGTAGTTGTTTTACTTCGTCCATTAATTCCTGCACCTCGTTTTGGTACGCCCTTAAATACATAATAAGCGTACCCATGTTTTTCTCAGAAATTGAAACTCCGGCTGCACCCAGTCTTTGCTTCAATTTATCCTGCGCATACCAGTCCTTCATTGGGAAGGACACTTCTTGGTACTTACCGTTTTGACCTACTCGTAGTAGGTACTTAACCATGATATTCTGCTCGCCATCTATTACTTCGACGAACTTAGTCATGATAGGGAACATATCCCCTTTAAAGAAAACTTTCTCTACTTCGTTCTCTATGACCACTAAGCCTTTGTGTGTTCGCTTATATGGGAACGGTGGCTGCGGTGTTGTCGCATCGCCAGACTTATTATCTCCGCTACTATTGCTGTCGTCACCGCCTTGTTCTGCGACTGTGTCTGCTCCAGAAGTTGTGCTTTCGCTTGTCTCTTCTGTTGGCGTTGAGCTTGCTGGGTATTCCAGCGCTCCGATCTCCAAGTTGTACTGAGGTATTTCAATTTCTTCATAATGCTCTGCGAGTTTTAAAGGGGTTTTTAATGTTTCGTCATAAAGGTAAGGACAACCATCACATAAGCCACCGCACTCGCGGTTGAAATAAGAACAAGTAGTTGGGCCTACGTCCATACTTTCTAGACGGTGTAGTTTCTCTGTTGTGCGGTCTTCATCGAATCTCGTAGTATCAGGGAAACGTGTTTTATTTATTTTGCGCAAAGTCTCGATGTGTTTCTCTGCATTCTCACAGTATCTCATTACACCGAGCACACCGCGCCACACTGGCTCTGCGACTGCTTCTTTACCTACCAGCATATATTGACCTACTTGGCAACGTTTCAAGAAGTACTTAGCGTGTTTAGGCTTGTCATCTTTGAATTCGCTACGGTCTTTCTTAACGTACTCAACCGTTTTGATCTTAATCGCTTCAATGTCAGCCTTGTGTTCAAGGTAATAAGGCTTCAAAGCGTTGGCGAAGTCGAGATAAGAAATACTGTCTGCATCACTAATAAGCTCTACCTTATGCCCGTTCTTGTGGTTAGTTGTACCGATAGGACGTAGGATACGTGCTCGGTCAGCCGTACACGCAGGGTCAGCTAAGAGACCATAGTATTTAATGATAGCGTCAAATACTTTAGCTAGTTTCCACCAGCTCGCAGCATCTAAGTCTGCGTTTAAAGGCCAATACGCATGTACTCCACGCCCACTGTTTACAACCATTGGGTCAGGCAAACCTAAGTCATTCACAAACTCCCATAGTTTCTCGATAGCGATTGCTTGTGTCGCATAGCCTTCACCACTTGCTGCTTTATCTTCGCCTACGTCTAGGTCTAACCAGAACGATCTAAAGTGCGTAGTAAAGTCAGCACTGCGAGAAAAGCCTTTGTATTGGCGACCTTCATATTCTTTATCGATGAAACTACGTTCACGATCATATCCACCAAGCGCCATATATAATGGTCTACCACTTTTCGCGTTGAGTTGGATTGCTTTTGCGAGCTGCTCAATAGAACCAAATGTTTTATGTTTTGTTGTAATAGACGGTTTACCGTCTGATTTGAAAATTAGGTTTCCTTCTGAATCGGTGCGTTGCACCATTACTGCCATTACTTTTAAGCCGGTAGAAGGTAGAATTTTAGAAAGATGTTCGAAAGTATTCATAATGTTGCACCTACTTACAAATGTCAGATCTTACTCTGCTCGAGGTGAATGAAAAAGCTGGCAAGCAGTTGCAAATAGATGCAACACTATGAATACTAAAGATAAAATTAGTTTGAATTGTCATTTTTATTCACCTCTTAATCTGAAAACACGGTGGCTCTGAAACCACCGTGTGATATTGTATAACAAATAATTTACTGTTGTCTAGTCATCGAAGTTATCTAAACC